GCCAGTTTTCCCAGCAGCCAATGAGCCTGCAATGCCCTTTGCAGCATTCATCTGACCTGTGCCGGGTACAAACGCTGTGGCTACGTTGCCGCCGATACGTCCAGCCGTAGCAAATCCGCTATCACCGTGCTTTGCTTGATATTCTGCTTCATCTTTGGCATTCCAATCACGCACCGACTGTATTGCGGCTGATTCGCGCTGCTTGTTCCTGGCCTTGAATTCCTTGAGAAAATCAGGCACCGGGATTACATCAAACATGCCCTGCAACCCCTTTGATTCGTCAACACGTCCGGCAATTTCCGCCAATCCTCCCGGCAAATCCTTTAGACCACGACCAATGCCAGCGCCTAAGTGCTGCGCAAAATTCTGATCGTCTTTGGGCTTCGTGGGCGCGTCCGTGATAGTTGCGGTCAAGCCATCTTTCAGCGATAAATCAAAATCGACCTTTTTGCCCCGTGCTTCTTGTTGCTTTGCCCGAAACGCTGCAAACCCACCCTCTGGGATAGTGGGTTGTGCTGCGGTCGGTTGCGCCCGACGTTGCGCCCGACGTTGCGCCCGAAAATCAGCGAGTGATTGCCGCTTTGGTGTGTCGTTTGGTGGTACGTCTGTCATGGTTCCGCCGTACTCGTTGGATGCCAGTTGCATAGGCGCACCAAGGTTGCGCTGGTATCTATCCAAAAATGACGCTGTGTGCTTATTCCGTTCCGCACCACCCGGCAAACTTGTCCATGTCGGAGATAATGCCCGCGCCGCCTGCATAACCTTTCCCGCTTCTAAATCACGGTCGAGATTGCCGCCCGTTTTCGCCCGGTAACGGTCACGCGCCAAGGCCAACGCGGCTATTTCCTGCGATTCCGGGCTAAAGTCCGGCAGCTTTAACTTGCGCTTGTAGTCGTTCCACGTGCCGGGCATAAACTGGTATTTACCAGCCGCAACGCCGTAACCTGTGTTTTTGTTTGTGCTGGCATAAGGGTGGTCGGAGTATCCGCTAAACCGCTTACCGCCATTAAGCAAATTGTAAGAGCCGTCAGATTCGCCCCCGACAATGGAGGCCATGAACGCCTTAGTTGCTGGACTAATCATTTCCCTTACCCCACTCGCTGTACATGCTGTTAATTTCCGCTTCAATCTCAGGTGTCAGCGTCCCAACGGTATTAAGATACGCAGCCACATCCTGATTCAACTCCGCTAATGATCGCATTGTTTGGAGTGATGCTGAAAACGCTTCTGGCGTGTCGGTCATCTGCGGTAACTGCTGTAGTCGCTGCTGCACATCCACATTAGACGCAGCCCCCGGCGGTAGCGGTATGTCTTGCGCCAGTTGCAACAACATCTTGCTTGCTTGCTGATTTGCAGATAGCCCCTTAACGTCAATTCCGGCGTCTGCCAGATACCCGCCAACAGCATCATAGGCAGGCTGTGTCGAGCCAGTGCGGAGTCCGCTGCCGATCAGGTTTTCAAGCTGGTTGATTTTGCCGGTTTGCTTTGCAGCCAGCCCGCCCTTGTCCATGTAATCATTAAACCGTGCGCTTTGCGCCTTGGCTTTTTCGGTTTCGAGGATTTTTTCGGACTCGCTTTTTTGTGCCTGATACCCGCCGCCAGCAACTTGACCACGGTTTGCATAGACCTGCTGTCCTGTGGATGGGTCATATACTGACATTGGGTCAAGGCTTGCAGCGTCTTGCAGTTTTGCGCGGTCGTACTGGTAGCCAATGCCTGACGTAGCGCGGTACTTATCAATATCCGCTTGCGTCTGTGCGCCCAGCTTGTTTAAGTCTATGTTTGCTTGCTGCCCCATGCGCCCAACGTCGTACCCGTAACCTATACCCTCTTGCTGCTGGTACTTTTGCAGATCGCGGTTAATCGCCTGTTGCATCACATCGCCGTAACCCTGAGCCTCAGACACACGCCCACCATCCCACATTTGCCCCTCACCCATCTTAGGCGCTGGCATACTCATCTTGCCCGTAGTCGGGTCAATCATCATTTGACCGGGGGCGACTGATTGCGGTGTGCGTCCAAACTTATACAGGTCGAGCATCTCTTTCGAGCCTTCGCCGCCCGCCGCTGAGTATTGCGCTAGTAGGGCAGGGTCTACGCTGCCTGATGCAAACGCGCCTGTAACTTGCTGTTGCATGGCTTGCTTAGCGGCCTGTTCCCTCGCCGCTTTTTCCGCTTCTGCCTTCGTCTTTGCGGTGGTCATCATCGTGTTGATTGCCGTCCCGCCGGGGTCTTGCCCTTGTCCAGTCATGCCGTAAGCAAGCAGCCCCATTCTGAGCGGGTCAGCCATGTTTTTATTGAGCTTGCCGCCAAGCGTGTCGAGTAGTCCCATGTATCACCTCACAAAAATAGAGCGCCAAGACCCAGCGCAGTTTGGAACGGGCTGCGATAGTTAGGGTTTGCCCCAGTAGTCGACTGACCAGCACCACCCATGCCAACGCCCACCGCATTGCCCAAAATACCCAACTGATTGATCGGCGCTTGCTGTTGCTCCATAAATGCCTGCTGTGCTGCTGACAACAGTGCCTGATCTTGCGCCTGACCCAGCGCCCCCATTTTATACATATTTTGGGCAACGCCCATCCCGGCTTGGCTGACCTGTGGTAGCAGCCCGTATGCTTGCATCTGGTTTTGACGCTCATTTTGATAGTTGCCTGAGCGCATCGCGTTGGATGTATTGCCCAGCGCCTCGCCCAATCCACGTTGATTGCGCTCATTGGCTTGCTGCCATGCACTGCCACCAAACGCCCCGGCTCGGGCAAAGTTTGCATTAGTTTGTGGCGCAATGGCCTCGTTGTAGTTGCGGGTAATGTCGCCCATGCTTTTCTGCACCGTTGCGTCAAAGTACGGGTTTTTGTCATACCCTTGCCCAGCGGCAACGCCCATCAGTCCGGTACGTGCTGCATCGATGCCGCGATAACTGTTACGCGCCTGCCCCCACATGTCCGACATCCCAACCTTTTGCAGGTCTGTCATATTAGCGACACGTTGCCCGCCGTAAACCGTGCCGGGCTGCTGACTTAGGTCAGAGGCTCGCCGCAGGTAGTCTGATAGCAGCGGCTTGACCTCTTCGGGTATCACTATCTGATTTGTCGTTGTTTGTGTTTTGCTTCCGCCACTCATAAATCAATCCCCATCGTTACATACTGAGAAACAAAGCCATAACGGGCATACAGCCGCTCTGCGGCTCTGTCCGCGCTACAAGTTAGCGCCGTGCAGCCTGTTTGCCGCGCGTACTCTGCCAGTTCGTTAATATCCGCATCATTCATGCCAGCACCGCATCTAGTGCTGGCAACGGCATAAACATGCAAAACCCGACGGTTTGGGTGCTGGATATGTTGCACCGCTGCCCACAAATCACTAGACCCGATCAGCAGCATTTCGCCGCGCATCAGCATCATTTTTAGTTGGTCGCCGGTGCATTCGCCGCCGTTACGCGCCGTCGCAGACACAAGAGCATCAACATTGCCGTGCCACAGTTGATCAATCATTGTTGCCGGGTATTGTTTAATCATGGCTCTAGCTCCTTAATACGTCTCTCTAACTCTGCCAGCTTAGCGGCTATCGTGCGCAATGACTCAAACAAGGCGCGGTTAAGAGCTTGGTTATAGTCCGGTTGCTCTGGATTTGGTAGTTGCGGCTGTAGCGGTAATTGCTTACTTGTTGCCATTAGTTACGCTCTCGCTGATGTTTAAGCCACTAATCTCAACGTTTCCAACTGTGTCGATTTTGAGCTTGTGCCACCTTGCCGACTGTCCAAAATTAACCTTGTTGTCTGACATCGTGTCGGTAGTGCCGGTGGTGTATGAGTCGCCTAAACTGGATTTGTTGTAGTGGGTAACGGTTGCGCTTGTTGGGTTGTCGATAAATCGCAAACGGACTTTTGACAAGCGGCTGTATTGGTTATCGTCGCCAATATCAAATGTCTGCATACTTGCAGCACCACAAGCGCCCGACAATGTTTGCACGCGATAGTATAGCGAATCGGCAGCCACGATGGACAATGTATCAGTGCCCGCCTGATGCGTCATAACGTCTTGATACAGCCCGGTAACACGCCCCCATGTACCTGTGAGCATGTTATACACGATAGCAGTATCATACCACCCGTCATACGTGCCACCCGCTACCGTGTTGCTGCTGTACCAGAAATAAACGTGGTCATCGTTACGGTCATGCACTGCAACGACACGGTGCAAGTGATCAGGGTCAGCATCTGCAAAAAACCAGCGCTTGATGGCCTGCCCGATTGAGCGTGGTTGACTGCCATCAAACATATAGATGTCATCTGCCCCCACAAAGTAATGCATCCCACCTGCATTAACAACCGCATCTTGCCCAACGCAACCGATGTTAGTAGCAACCTGTGACCACTGCCAGATAATGTCACCGCCAACGTACTGCCCGTAATACATTGACCGCTTTTTATAAGCAATAATGCCATCATTGATACGCCGTGCCGCTGTCACCGCCCCGGCGCTATCCAAAAACCTCCCATTTGCTGACTGCGTGGTTATGTTAGGAGTCCAGTCTGTGTAATCGCCCAACGCGCAACTATGCCAGCCATCCGGTGATGTATCGCCGCCGTATGTCGTGCCAAATGCCAGCACAAACAGACCGACAGACTCGATGATGCGGGCGCTTGGAGCGCCAGAAATAGAGCTAAACATCGCTCCGGTTGATGCTACCAGCCCAACGCCATCGCTACCATTGCAGGCTAAAACGGCATTGCCAAACGACGTAAAAACAATCCGCCCCGTGCCGGTTGCGTAACCTGACCCTACAAGACTAAGCCCGCCGCCATTAAGCTCAAACAGAAAGTTGCCCTGCCCAAGATACGTTTTTGTGCCATTTGCCAGTGTCTCAATTGTCGCGCATCCACGGCTTGCCCCGTCCAAAATCCAAATAGTGTTGATCGGCGTTGGCGCTCCAATCAATCCCCGCGTGGTCGGTAGCATGTTGGTTACTGATTGCAGTATCCCCGGTGTGGTCGGGTCGATGTCTGGGGCAAATCCTGATAGCTTTATCATGTGTTACCACTGAGCGTTATTGGCTGATGTGACGTTTGTCGAACTTGCGTTATTGACCACGCCAGCGTTGCCAACGTCTAGCCCGTTGCCAATCACCATGGCGTTTGTGCATGATAACAAGTTGACCCCGTGATAGTATCCAGACGTGTTTTTGCTAATGTTGCCGCTGCATACCACATTTTGGCAATTTGTAAAACTGTGCAACTGGTCGGCAGCAGTTACAGTAATGTCATGGTACTGATTGTTAGTTACTGACACGTTATGACACTTATCAAACTGCACTAAATCGTTAGCAGGGGACACATCAAAAAACTGGACAATGTTATCTGTAAATTGCAGCATGTAAGCATTGCCCGCCGTGTTTGTAGTGGCATATACCGCTTGCTCATGGTATCCAGCAAAATAGTTGTTGCTGATATACACCTGATAGACTTTTGAGCCTGGCGCACTAGCGTTAATGACTATTGGTGGGTCTCCATTAATGTAACTATCAAACTGACAACCATCAAACCACACATCACCCGTTACGCCCGTGCCAGTCGGTTGCATCTGCACTGTCGCCCCGGCTACGGTCTGATAAAAATTGCAGTGGTCAAAGTGGATGCCCCTGCACTCACCAGCACTGGGACTAATCAACACCCCCTCAAGGTCACACCCGTTGAAATACAAATCACCGGCAAAGTTGTTAGTAGCATCAGCATGCACTCGCACACGGCTTACTCGGACGACTAGATTTGTAATATGGAATTGACGGGCATTATAGAACCATACTGCGCTGCCTGATGTGCAGTTATACACCAGCACGTTACTGATAACATTACGTAAGTATCCGTCTAAAAAGTAACCTGACCGACCGATCTTTAAACCAGTGGGCGCAAGGCTATTGCCGTTAAACTCCAAATCACTGATATTGATGTTACACGTTGCTTTGCCAGTTGCCTTGTCTGCAAGTGTGCATTGGCTGTTAATTGTCAGCATGAGCATGGATGCCCCAGCTTTAATGACAGCCCCATTCCCAATGATGGTTAAATCCCATTGTTTCGCGCCGTCATTGCCTGCTTTTGCGGTTAATCCGGTGCTAATCAGATACGTTTTAGACGGGTCAAATATAACAGGCACATTAGCAGATTGTGCAGCGTTAATGCAGTTCTGGATGGCTGTGCTGTCATTGGTTACGCCGTTACCGACTGCGCCGTATGAGGCTACTGTGAAGCCGTATACACCGGCGCCCGCATCACCAATAACCCTGAAAGGCACATTAGTGTTGCTGCCGACGTACATGGCCGCCGTATTGCTGCCTGTGTCTACAAGGCTAATCGCTCCCTTTGCTAGCGTTGAAGGCACGGTGGCGTCTCTTTTGAACACAACTGCTGTCATAAAATCACCATGCCTCTGTTGCCCAAACAGCACCAGCCGCACCTACTGCTGTAGTAACAAATGCGGTAGTGGCAATCTGTGTAGTGTTTGTCCCTGCTGTTGCCGTTGGCGCTGTAGGGACGCCAGTGAATGTAGGGCTGGCTATGTTCGCCTTTAGGTTATCGGCAGCGCTCACGAAAGCAGTAGTCGCAAGCTGTGTGGTATTTGTACCCGGTGCTGCTGTTGGCGCTGTAGGAATCCCAGAAAGAGGCGGACTTGCCAGATTAGCCTTTAAGTTACACGCCGCCATTACAAAAGCTGTACTAGCCAATGCACTGGAGCTATTACCAACTGCCTGTGTGCTGCAAGTGGCTGTAGCCGGAATCACACCAATACCGTGTGAGTGATCTTCACGCGCGTACTTGTCAGACGTACCTGCCAAACTTGTCGCCGATGTGACCAATGGCGGGCTAGTAGTGGTCAGTGGTGCGACTTCCCATGGCACGCCCGCGCTTGAGGTAACATACGCTTTAACCGCACCAGTGGTAGCACTTGGCACGAAGTAGACTGCGCTATTTGCTGGAGTAGCCGGTAATGTTGTAGATTTTGAAAATGTGATTGCTGTCATTTAATTAATTTCCTTACCATTGTTCATTTTGCCAAGATGTCCAATCGCCACCGCCTGTTGAGGCAATAACTGGGCGTTGTGGGTCTGTGTTGTCTACTGTTATGTTTGCCCCTGCGGTAATCTCCTGTACTACGCCAGCAGCACCCGTATCACCCTTGGGTCCCTGAGCACCCACTGCACCCGTAGGGCCAGTAGCACCCGTAGGGCCAGTTGCACCCGTTTCACCCCGATATGGACCACCAGACCAAATCCCGTTAGGCATTGCGTATACTCCATGTGTCGTTATCAAGCATCCCGATATAGAGCGGGTCTGGACTGTCGGCAATATCACCGTGCCGTTTGGAGTTGATTAACTTGCCCATAGCGTCCTGATATATCTGAGCATACTCGGGCACGCGGCTATCGTCATGCAAATAACCAACAGCATGGGCGAGTGTGCCGTATTGATAAATCGCGGGGGCGGTAAGCAATATCCAGTTTGTTGCCGTATCAGATGGAGCGCCCCAGACAAGCGACGGGCTGATAATTGGAGTATGCAGCACATCAATGGTATACGCCGCGTCTGGCGTTGGATAAAGCCGCAGCGTACTATTGCCCTCAAAGCACAGCATGTCAGGCTGCCCACTATTGCCACTATTGGGGCGTATCATCCCCGGCGTGACAATGCGTAACGGCAATCCAGCGATAGACGCCCCATGCAGGCGATACATGCCAACAACATCCACAAGGGGATTATCAATGTCTGTCGTAGCAGTTGCCCACTCATAAAGTGACGGCTGCTTTGCCATCTGCATTTGCATGTCAGACTCAGCCAGCGCGATAAAATTAGGGATGACTGATGTTAGGTCTGAGCGTTGCAAGTGCAGGGCAATCCACTCCTTTAAATCTGCATATGTCATTAGATGCGCCCCGGCTTAGTGCGCATAAAGGCGTTATCCTTATCGTTTAAAAAGCGACGTAACGCGGCCTCATCACCCATTAGGTCATTGCCAAGTTTGCGCTGCTGCTCGATAACAATCATCGGGATGCGAGCAACGTGGTTAAACTGTTGATTAAACCGGCGGTCGTCGTGATCAAACGCACGTTTATTGGCTTCGAGGATTGGCTCGACATCCTGCACCGTCTGGATGTGCAGTCTGTCGGCTGATTCGTCATAGTGCAGGGTTGTTTTCATTGGTTACTCGCCTAGATAGATTTTCACCGCACCCGCGTCTTGCAACTTCTTTGCCATTTCGATTGGCAGGGATACCGGGGTTGGCGACGGGTCAATCATGCCGCTTTCGCCGCCGATGGGGCGTAAAACGATTACATCAACGCACTTTAGTTTAGCTGGCTTGGCTTCTGTTTGTTCGGTCATTGTTCGCTTCCTTGTTGTGCCCCTCACTGGGAGGGGCTTAGGTTGTATTTACACCGGGGTGGTAAACGCTCGTTCAACACTCCATCCTTTGCGAATGCGCTCAGAGAGGGTACTGTAGTTAATCCCGATCTCTGTAGCCCACGTTTTCATTGCTTGCGTCTTGCCTCCGTACTCAATGAATTTGGTTCGCCTTGTGTTCAGAAGCTGCTGCGACTGAGATGCCCACCTGCAATTGCTAGGTGAATACCCCTGTGAATTTTCAATCCTATCCAGCGTCATCAGCGGGGGACGCTCCCCCATGTCCTCAAAGAATGCTTCAAATGACTTCCACCTATCACAGACCTTGATTCCGCGCCCACCATAGTGGTGGAAGTTTTTATGGTTCTGGTTGGTACACCGCTGCCACATACTGTCCCACACAGTGTATTCAGGAGACTTAGCGCCTCTACGGTGATGCCCATGTGTTACACGGGAGCATCTCTCGTCTGTCTTCCAGCAACCACAACTCTTGGAGTGTCTTGAGGTTAGCGGCCCGTAGGCCACTTCCCTTACAGTCCCACAATCACATTTGCATGTTAGGTATCTGTGCTTGCCACGCTTCTCAGCTTCACTCACGACAGTCCACCTATTGAACTTCAAACCCACTAAATCTTTCATAAATCAACCTTCTTTGTTAGTAGAAAGTTGATTATACACTAAAATTATCCGTTAGTGTCAGCCGTTTGTGTCCGAAATAAGCGCGTGAGCAAGTGGGGCGGATACTTTCAGCGTACCTTCCCAGATGATTTGCTTGCGGTGGCTATCGCCGGTTTTCGCTAAATCGCTGGTCATGATCGGGCGGAGTTCGGAAAATTCGAGGTATTCCGGGTCGAGCGCCAACACGTTATCACCGACCAATTGACGGCTAGGGACAACTTTTAGCGTGTGGAAATCACCGACGTACACATCAATGGAGTTGACCAGCTTTTTGTCCTCGGTTGTCACGTAGCGAGTAGCGCCGCCGGTAAACGTGCTGATAACGCCCTTATTAACCGGGCTAACCATCAACATATTAGGGTTGCCGCCGTTGGTGTAGGCAGATTGCAAAACAGATGTCAGCATAGCCTCAGTCAAATCGCGGTCAGTACCGGCAGTCATCACCGCGCCATTACCAGCGGATACCGCACCACCAACGCCAACGGATGCGTTACCAGTCAGGTAGGTGTAAATACTGCCCATTTTACGCGCAGTGGTGTCATTGCCTGCCACTTTCGCCACACCGATAGCAGCACCGCCGATCATGGCGTATTCGAGGTCTAGCTTGATTTCTTTCAGGCGACGCGCCATCTGATAGGCCATCTCCTTTTTACGGCCTGCCGGGTTCATTCCGTCCTCTTGAGTGCCGGTAATGACCGCCGTCTTTTTCAGGATTTGCGTATAGTTGCCGATACGGACAGTGGCAGCGGGGGCGCTTGCGGTGGTGTCGTCGCCTTCGATGTGGGCGTTAGCGGCTGCACTTGCCAGCACGTCTGTTTGCCATTCGTGATTGGTATTTGACGCCTTTCCCTTTTTGATGGCGGTCAAAAACGGGGTATCCGATGGGGATACATCGTAAATCATGTCTGAGAGGTCTTCGCGATTGCCGACAGCATCGTAAGAGCTAAATGCACCTGTAGGTTGTGCCATGAGTAAAATTCCTTACATTCGATCAAGTAATAGGGCTGCTACGCTGTCAGTATTTCCGCCCATTTTGCGCAATGTTGCGCGGGCTTCGGTCGACTGTTTGCGTGCTGCTTCCGCTTTTGTTTGCACTGCGCCCGGCTTTAGGACTGGCTTCACCACTTTCTTAAGCTGCTTTGCTGTCACATCTGCGCCTTTAGCCGCCTTGCGGTAGGCCATCGCATCACGGATAAGCAGCAGCGCCTTGTGGTTGCCAATGCTGCCGATTTCTTCTGGCGTAAATCCTGATTCGCGTAAAAACGTCACGATTTCGGCTTTACCGGCCTCTGCCTTGGCTTCGTCTTTCCATTCCGGCACAGCTTCGAGTAGGGCGGTTTTCTCGGCTTCAAGGTGCGCTTCGTAGGCTTGCGCCTGCTTTGCCTGTGCGTCTGCGTCATACTGCCCGGTAATCGAGAGCGCCCGTCCTTTCATGTCTTCGATTTGCCGCGCCCGCTGACTGTAGTCTAGTTGCGCCGCCGAGTATTCCGCCGGGTTTTCGCGCCGCAGTCGTTGCCAGTCAATGGATTGGTACTCGCCAATAAGCTGCTGTTCCGCCGCTTGGAGCAAAAACGCTGCTTGTTGTGCCTGCTGTGCGAGTGCTGTTTGTTGCTGTAGGGTCTGTGCTTCCAGTGCTTTGCGCTGGTCGGCAAGCTCCATGCTTTTGCGGGTTACATGACCTTCGAGTTGATAGCCTTTTACCAGTTCGGCAAGTGTCGCTTCTGATTCCTGCCCATCAATTTTGACCCGGATTTTCAGATTTCCATCATCGCTGACGGATACCTGAGATTGATCGAGACCAAACATATTGGCAAGCTCAGAGGCGTCTAACTCCACTTGGTCGGGGGCGTCGTCCGCTGTCTCTTCCGCTGTGGCTCCTGGTTCGTCTTGATTTTCGCCGGCTGGCGCGTCTTCGGAGGGTGGCGCGTCGTCTGGCGTTGGGTCAAGGCGCTCAAGTAGCCGATCTTCAATGCTGACATCAGCGCCCAGTTGGGTGGCTTCTGTTGATTCAGTCATTAGTTTAGTCCTGTTGGTTGTTTAATTCAATGTTTGCAAGCGTTCCCGTCTGCGCCACTTGCTCCACAAACGCCCTAAACTTATCCCCAGCAATCAGCAGATTAGCCACCTGCTGGCAGGCTTCCGGGTTATGGGCAACGCGGCGCAATTCGCGGGATAAATCAGCTTCCCATTTTGCGTGGGCTTCTGCCCACAATGGGTTATCGAGGATGCGACGGGCTTGTTCGCCGCGTTCGGATTCGGTGCGTAGGTCGGTCATGGGTAAATATCCGGTGAGTTTTGCAATTGTGCCAGCGTCTGAATAATCATCTGCTGCACCTGTTCGGGCGACATTGCGGCGCTGGTAGCCGTGAACCGTGCGGTTTCAGCCTCATAGGCTTTAATGTCGAGTTCGCGGCTTTTAAGTTGCGCATCCATCGCAGCCTTTTCCGCTGCCTGTTGCGTTTTCATGCGGTCAATTTCCACCTGCGCCTTGACCGCTTCCATTTGCGGGTCGGGCGGCGGTGGCTGTTGCGCCATTGCTTGCGCGGCTTGTTGGGCTTCCGGGCTTGATGGGTCGGTAAAGTATGCCTCAGCTTGCAGGTCGGAGTAACGCGCCGCATCATCCAACGCCTTATACAAGTTGGCATCGCTCACCATGTTGGCCTTGCCGCCCGCGAGGAGCTTTTCTTGCAGCATCATGACCATTTGCATACCGCTTTGTTTCTTGATCTGGTCACCAGTGCCAAGCCCCACCTTGACCGTGGTGTTATACCGCTTCTTCCACTCGCACGGGTTGGCCCGCACCCAATTGCCGCGCAACTGCACCACCTTTTCCTTGTCCTGATGCTTCATGAGCAATTCGCGGACTTGCAAAAACATGGACTTAACGCCCGTCTCTGCGATGGTGCGGATAATCAGCCCGACCAGCTTTTCTTTTGCCGACATAACCCGCTCAATGCCGTGGGCGGTGTCGTTGGAAATGTCGTGATTCTGCCCCATGGATTCAGCGCCAACCCCTGAGCGCTCCTCTCGTTCGCGGTCGAGGTAGCCCAGCATCTCAAAGGACTGCATAGGCAGCGGCATGGTTTGGATAGGCGAGATTGCCTCGCCTATTGGCGTTTCGCCACGGACAATCCCGCCGGGGCGGTTGGTCAGCAGGTCGGCAAAGTTGACACCAGCATTAACGTTGACGTATGTCCTCTGATTGTTGATTAGGTACAGATTGTCGAGTAGCTGACGTTTTAACGCGGTCTTTTGGTCTTGGATTTGCTTGATACGGTCATAGATGGATAGGCCGTGGTGCGTGTGCGGCTGGAAAATCGGAGTAGCGGCGGCAAACGGGATACGATCAACTTCGTTATCGTCTAGGATTTCATTGCCCGCGTAAATAATCTGGCGTAGCTCTGCAATGCCGTCGTCATCCTTGTCAATGCGGATGTAGCACTCATAAACACGCACCAGCCTCATAGCTTCATCGCCGGGGGCGTAGTTCTCATCATCGGATGGGTTGCGACGCGCTACCGATTCCGAATCCTCATCCGTTCCGGCAGTTGGCAGGCTCTCAACCGTTTTTCGGTCATAGCCTTGTTCAATCAAATCACTCGCTGGCACATCCCGCTTGTGTGCCACAAACCGGCAATTGTCGAGACTAACGGCATTGTGCCCACGGGCAATCAGCATTTCTTCGGGTGGCACTGGGTCAATCTGCACTTTGCCGGGGCGGTCGGTGCGGTGTATTGCAATGTCGTGTAATTCGCCGTCTTCGCTGCTGTGTTCGATGATTTCAACATCGGGGTCACTGACAATTTGCGACACCTCGTCCAGCGTCAAGCCTTCGTACTGTTCGCGCTCGCGGGTCGGTTCTTGCCAGTAGATTTTCACGTAACCGTTTTTCTGTAGCAGACAGTCATTAATCAAGCTGGCAAAAACCGAAAATGCGTCGTTTTCCTTCGTCACGACGTAATTCACATAGTCTGATTCTTGGTCAGCCTGTTCTGCATCTTCTGCCCCAACCGCATCAAACCGCACGATTTTATCAGACGCTACAAACGTCTCAATGCACTGTGGCTTTATCCACTCGATAACGTCGGCAACGTCGCTACTGATTACCTGAGAGCGCCCCTTGATTTCGTCGCCGCGCGGGTCGCAGTGGTAGTACTTGAGCGCATCAGCCCGGTTTGATGCAAGTTCTCCACCATCCGCCCCAATGGCGTTGGCAATTTCGCGGGCAACGATGGCTTTTATTTCGGTTTGGTCTTTCATGCGGTGGCGTAGTCCTGATAAACGAGTTTCTGTGATTGCCCAGCACGCGCCCCCATTGCGCGGCGTGCACCTTCGTTGGCATAGCGTAACGCATCTATTACATGGTTGTCTTTGTCTTGCAGCACGGGCAACACTGAGCCTGTCAACGGGTCGGTTTTGTAGCTGTAGCTGGTCAACTCTTCAATGGTGTGGCGGCAGCGTGGATGCACGATGATTTCAAACGACTTGAGCCACTCTACACCCTCCTCCAGTGACCGCGCCCCCTTGACGGCTGGTAGGATGCGGGGGAAACCGTTCTTTCTTAGGTGGCTGATGGTTTCAGGTCTTGCACTATCGGCCGTCATCGCCCATTTTTCAGCCTCTGGAATGGTCATAAACAGTTCTGGCGTGTCGGTGATGTCACAGCCAACGCGGTACGCCTCATAATCAACATAGAGCTTGCGCCCCACAATATGGCAGCGTACCGCACACGTTGGGTCAACACTAAAGCCCCAGTCAGCACCAAGCCTATGGATAGCGTCCTTAGGCGTCCCAAAGTCTTCAACGCGCCAATTCTTGAATACCCTTGCCTCAGTGTTTTTGACGTAGCCGCCCAGCCAAACGTGTTCGTATTTATCCAGATCGCGCCCACGGTCATATTCCATTTCCGCCCGCAACACATCG